TTTCAGCACCTTCAACGCACTTCTGAAAGTCGAGCTCCCCCCTGGCAGCATCCCTGCTGCCAAGGTTTACCTTCATTGTTACTTTCACGATACCCCCCTTTGATTATGCTCCGGCCCCATTGACTGCGGCACGTGCCTCAAACAGATTGCAACCGAAGTCATGCACGCCACGCATTTGGATGCCGAGCGTGTTGAATTCAGACTGAGCAGATTCGACCATTGGAGCCTGCTGACCGTTCAGAAACGCAGTCTGAATCGGTGCGAATCCCGGACGAACTGCACACAACCAGAATCGAATGGTCGAGTAATTCGTGTAGGCAGTGTTTGACAGGTACGCCGAGCGAACAACCTTGTACTCACCCTGGAACGTGTTGGTTGACGGCACTGTCGTGCTTCCACCGGCCACGATTGGCGACGCCATTGCAGACTGAGCGACTCGGTACGATCCATTCGGAACAAGCAAAACCGATGGCATGACACCAAGCGGCTCACCATTTGGCTTCGTCAATGCGAAGAATGCAGCTTCTGCAGCTGCGATTGTCGCCAATGCGGCTGCGGATGTCATAGCACCTGCGGATGTATAGGCGAAGAATCCGCCGACACCGCTGAGCCATTCCGTCCAGAACACTTCATTGAACGCCTCATTCGCACCATATCCAAGTTCCCGAGGAACTGCCGACAGTGCGTTCAGGTCGTCGTTGATTATGTCCGTGCGGGTAATGGCGAACATTTTGCCGTATGTTTCGGCCTTGACGTCATACGACGTTTCGCCGACCTGACCATGCTTAATCTCGCCTGTCGGCCCGACCTTGTCATATTTCAGCGTTCCACCGAGTCGGTATTGCGTTGCCGTCTTGAAGTCACGAACATTGCGAATCGCCGTGACATTCTGCCAGGTCATTTCGCCGCCGCCCCAACCTTCCAGCATGAACTTGTTGGCAGTGTTGCTGAGAATTCCCGGCAAACTGAGCGTCGAAAATCCGGATGCGCTCAACTGGCCAAAAGCAGCCTTCTGCATTTCCAGATTTGCGCGATGCGCGTCTGTTTTGTAGCCGTATGATCCAGCCACGATCTTCAGCAACTCGTTCAGGCCGATACCTTCTTTGAATCGGTCGTGAGCAGCCTGCAAATGCTGGTCTGTAAAGTGGTTGTCGATGTTCTGCAGCCCGCCAGCCATGCACAGAGCGGCTTCAATCGTCTTTGCGTCGATTTTCCCTGATCGCTCACGAGTCCACGGCGTTGACGCTGCACCTGCGCTTGCTTCAAGCACATGAAGTCGGAACTTGTCTGTCGGCCATTTTTCTTCAATGGCCTGCTCTGCGAGGATCTTAATGGCGTCGATGTTTTGCGGCTGCTGTTCGCATTTGGCGAGAGCGTAGGCCGTAATTTCTTCCGTGCGCTCCCGATCTGCTTTAAGGGCGTTGAATCCGGCTGAAATCTCTGGGGTTTTCTTCGCAGGATTCTGGCCAGCATAGTTTGCTTCGATGACAGCAATTTGGTCAGCAGATGCACTGTCAACGTCGATGCCCATTGACACTGCCCACGCTTTTATTTTCGGGTCCATTTCATTTCCTTTTCGTTTTGGATTGTCGGCAGATGCCGCGATTGTTGCGGTCGTGTTGTCGTCTGCACCATGCGAGACGAAACCAAAACCTTTCAGAGTGCCAGTGCGTGTGATGTACGCTGGCCCGGTGATTTCTTGACCGTTAACGGTCGCCGTTTTGCCTTTGGCAAGTTCTTCAACTTTGCCCGGATTGACTTCGAGACTTGCTTGCCACTGATAGCCGTCGATTGCTGAATTCACGACTTCATCACGGGCGGCTGTTGCTGCGTTTGCTTTTCCATTGGCGATGAGTTTCGTGCCGTCATTAACAAGCTCGAAGTTTCCGACGCGCTTCGTTGAATCATGGTCCAGATTCGCCACCAGAACCTTTCCAGATTTCAGGCCAGCAAGATCAACCACCACAGGAAGATCCCATCCGGAAACATTCAGGGCCCCGCCCGTGTAGAATGTGGAACTGAATGACTTTGGACCTGATGCAGCTTCGCCTTCCGCCGCTTTGATTTCGACTGGTGACGACATCGCGATAATTTCACGCTGTTTGGGCATTCGATTTACCTCCTGGCTGTCCGATTGTTGATACTGGCGCAGGCATCAGTCCAAGCATCTGAGAAACCACCGGTATCACGTGCTGCGGAAGATTCAGCAGCATGTTGATTTGCCGCTGCTGTGCGATCTCGATGCCGTTTGATGTCGCCTGCTTCAGCAATTCGTCCTCATAGTCGAGCCCGTTCGCCGAGTATTCGACCGGAAGCGACGTGGTCCCGTTTTTCAATTTCTTGTCACTTGCGTCTGCTTCTGATTCAATGTCTGCCACCTGATGCTTTGGCCAGTCCCAAATGTGGGCCATTGCCGCTTCGCTGATGGCGTCGAAATTACCTCCGAGCCATCCGTAAGCAGTGACCGCCATCTCGAACCAGACGGAAAACAGCGGATCTAGAACGATGTCGTTGCAGTCTTCGCGGTCGATGTCGAGTGAACCGTAGTACGTCTGATGATCCAGACGGCCCGATGCGTAGTTGTAGCTCGATGAATCGCACATCGCCTTATTCGCTGGCATCGACTTCGGGCGAGCCTGCTCGCTGATCAGCGATTTATTGAACTCAGAGTATGTTGCCGTCGGCTGCTCGGCCTTCGGCTGCATTGCCTCGTACCCTTGAGGCAGTGCCATCATCATTCTCTTTTGAAACTCAAGCGTTGACATTGGCGCAACTGTGTCCATCTCATCCGGTTGAAACGCCGTCTGAATGATCACAGAAATGTCTGCGATGTTTTCCGCAGCCGCCACAACAGCTTCGCGCCACCGGCGACCGGACGCCCCGAGATTCAGCGTCGATGCTGACTCAGGAATGCCGCGATGTTGCCCCGGGCGCTTCATTTTGAACCAGTGGAACACAAATTTCGCTGTAATCTTTTCGGGATCCAGCGTGATCGCACTCCAACTCTGGTTACTGCCAGGATGGTGCTTTAGAATCTCGTAGTATTCAGGGTTTCCGAACTCGTCAAACTTGATACCGTCGATGTGTCCGACTTCACCGAATGGCAAATACGGCGATTGGCATTGCTCTGTTTCATGGAGCACCAAATCGAGCTTCACGCGGTGTTTTAGCTTGCTATTCTTCCGAACAACTGCGATCCCTTCGCCGTCCTGATGTTTTGCATGTGCCATGCACCACAATTTGCGGCGGAACTTGATTTCTTTGCACCAGTTAAACCACGCCAGCTCAACCATCTTGTTGAACCCCTCGGATGATGTCTGCATCCGGAGTGTTGGCCCAATTCCAATCAGGTCGTTGCTGTAGGTATCTGCGATACCGTCAGCGTAGCCGTTGTTTCCAACTTCGTAGCGTGATCGCTGGACCAATTTCGCCCGAACGGCTGGTGAATTCGCTGAATCGGCGTCGAAGGCGTCAGCGTTGGCCCAATAGTTTTTGAATTCGTCAGAACTGCTTGCTGCGTCGTAGGTTGCTTCGACGGATCGACGTTGTTTCTGCCTCAGGTTCTGAGCGGTTGCAAAGTCTGCCCCTAGATCACTGCGTACCTTCACCGCTTTGCGAAATGGTTTCGCGTATCGGTCGAGGATTGCGGGGGCGGATGCTTTGATCATGCCCGCATGATGCGCGGGCGAATGTCAGATCGGAAGATGCGGAGTGAGTGTTGATTCCATGTGTGGAAATGTCACATCCACTTTTTTAGCGAATCTCGATCTATGTTGTTTTGCCCGCAAAACCACTCAAGGATTGAATCTGCCACGGAATCAAGCATTTTGTAAATAAATTCTCGTTGCGCAGTTGCAACACGCGATTCATGATACTGGAGATTCAGCCGCATGTCAGAAAACGCCTTAAACATACTTTCCGGAATCGTGATTGACGACGCGGACGCAAACGCATCAAGAGTCTTGTCGTCAACATAATTCAGCACCTGAACCCGAATGCCAATTGTGTTTGGATTATTGCCGATAACTTCGTACGAAAACTCGTAGTGTGTTGCTTTCACAGAATATCTCCTTGAATTTATCAGCACTGAGCCCAACCAACTGACGGCGGCGGTGGCGGTGGTGCTTTGGCCCATCTTAACGCCTGATCCCTGGTGAGAAATTTGGATTACTCGCTTCAATCTCCCGTTTCCAGCGCAATGCAATCCCCTCAGCCCTAGCAGATATATGCGCCTCGACATTCGGAATGTCGCCATCAACTTCTGCCCGCATCCAAACGTGGCTAAGGAAGATCCGGCTTTTCATTTCTCGCGGCTCTTCGTGACCCACAAGTATATCTGCTCT